GCAGTTATTTGTTTTCCTGATACACACGCTTGTATATCTCCTTTATTATTTTGTTTTGCCTCAGCTATTGTATTATATGACTCTATCAATTCTCCTTTTAGATTTCTTTTTTCTATTTTTATTTTTTTACCATTACCATTATTTCCTCTAAGTTTCGCCATAATACTTAATTTCTTTTTTGTCTCTTCTGAATGAAATTTACCTATATTTTTTCCTTTTTTAGAATTAGACAACTTTTCTTTCATCTCTTTAGCTTTCTCTACTCCATAAATTTGTTCAAAAGTTTTTCCTTTAAGATGATTAATATAAGATGATTTAACCATTTCATATTGTCTTAATGTTAATTTTGATTTATTGTGAATAATCATCTTAAATAATGCAAGATTCATTTTAGTTCTCTCTTTTCCTTCATAGCACTTTGTCAATAATAAATGAGCTATAAAATGTTCTCTGAAAGTCAAGAGCACCAAATTGTCTTTCTCATTTGTACCGCCTAGAGACCTAGGCAAAATATGATGAAGTTCATAATAAGTTCCTTCTCCCTTTTTTCTATCTAATAATTTTCTAGAAGAACATAAATTTTCATAGATTTTTTTGTAATTCATTTTATTTTTAATTATTCATTTGAGTTCATTATTTAAAAATAAATGGCATTTACTCCTAATTATATTTCAAGAGAACTAACGGATAGTTCAACTTATACTCAAAAGAAAACATATTCTCAAGAGCCTTATATAGTATTACCTAAAAAAGTATCTATTAAAAAAGGCTATGGACTAAAAAACTTTTCTTTATTTATAAAAACTAAAGGAGAACAATTTGGTGACCCAATAGCATATAATATTGATACAAATAGTCAGAAAATATACTTAAATTGTTATGATTTTTCTGGAAACTTACATTTACGAGAAACTATGACTTCATTAGACACTTATTTAGGAGAATGGGGATATGAATTTACTGCATTAGATTTTAATGCTAAAGGAAATTTTAGATGTGAAATAACTTTAGAAGAAGAAAATAATATTTTTTTTATAGATAAATTTAGAATTAATGTATATTAATAAAAAATGGGATGAAATTTCTTCTATAACAAAAAGAAAAGAAATAATTCCAATTAATAAAAAAGAAATAGATGTTTTTCTAGGAAGTAATATAAAAACTGATTTAATCAATTGTACTGCAAAAATTATATCAAGTAACAATTCTATTTCTCAAATTGTATTAAAAGAAATTATATCTATTACACCAAAAGCAAATAGTTTAGAAGTATGTACAAAAGATTATACTTTATTCAAATATAATTTCGCTAATAATTATGAAGCATTAATTGGATTAAATAATTTAGAAACTATTATAAATGGCGGAAATATTTGAAAATATTAGACTAGATGGTAGTAGAGCTTGGCAAGAGTCTACTACCAATATTACTTCTACAGAAAATAATAATTTAAAAATTTTTAATAAAACTTGCTTTAGATTAGTAAATTATATGTTTATAGAAGCAATCAATATTTCTAACCAAATATTATTTAATTCTAATATGTATCATATTGTATCTTTTGAAAGAAAAAATCAATTAATTATTTTATCAACCAAAGATGAAAATATTGTAACTTTTCAATTTTCTTCTGTTAAAGAAGCAATTGATGCTGAAATTAATCTGGCAAATTTATTATAAATTAAAATGAATAATTTAACTCCATATAAAATTAAAAGTAATTATATAGGCTATTCTATTATTATAGAAAATGACGAAGAAGTATTAGATTTAATACTAAATGATATAGTTACTTTTTCTAGAAATAAAAAACAAATTCAATTAATTCATAAAGTTCATGGAGAACTTATTCTTAAATTCAAAACAGAACAAAATGCTATTGATAGTTATAATAAACTAGAAATTGCAATAAATGGAGAAAATATTACAGAACCACCAGCAAATATTTCAAATTTATATTTTACTTTTAATATTTATGATAATAGTAATATAACTACTTTTCCTTGCCTTGTATTTATTACAGATAAACTAACTCAAACAAGAACTGTAGAATTTGAAGCTAATTCATCTATTGATTTAGTAAATAAATTAAACACAAAATATAATAACATTGGTACTTTTTCTTATAATCCTACTGCACATTATCTTACTATGACTTATACAGAAGATACTGATGTTTTGTTATTACCTCAGACAATTCAATTTTTAGATTCTTATACAAATTTTATTAGTAATACTTCTACTGGGAATTTTTCAAATGTTTCTGATGGGGAGAATTATTTAGTAAATTCTCTTGGAAATATATTTTCTTTTGACAATTCTACAATCGCTTCACCAGGCACTACATCGTTTAAATGGTATTATACTAAAAATACTATTAGAGAAATTACTATAAATAATTTTGCTAATTTAACTGTTGGCACATCTTCTAGAGTTATAAATGAAATAAATAAATTCAATTTATTTTCTACTGTTTTATTAAACACTTCTTATTTAAACAAAAGTGCAATTAAAGAATTGAATTTTAACTCTGTTACCACTTTAGATACTTTTGATTTTGCTAACCTTTCTAATTTAAAAATTTTAAATACTTATTCGTGTATATGTTCCAATTCTTCATTACTAAATTTTTCTGATTGTACAAATTTACAAACTTTTTCTTGTACTTATACTTCTATTACAGATATAGATTTATCGATGGCAAATTTACAGTTATTTATTATTCAAGAAAATCTTAATATTAATAATTTAATAATAAATAACTGTAAAGAACTTTCAGTTATTAATTGTTATAATTTTAATGGAACAAACTTCATTATAAATGGAGATGTAGAAAAACTTTATATTTTTAAAAATAACTCTATGACTTCATTACCAGAATTAATAAGTAGTAAAATAAGAAGTATAATTATTGCTCAAAATGAAAGTTTTAGTCTTCAAGCATACAAGACTTTCTCTGATAATTTATTATTAGCAAATCCATTAACTATATTTCAAGGAGGAGTTATAAATTTTCAAAATGAAACTTATAAATTTAGAGATATTGCTACTTTAATAGATAATAGCGGTAATCCAACATCTGATGCTTTAATTGCTAAAAAAATAATTGAAAATATTGAAAATTACTTAGTATATAATTGGACGATTTTAATTTAAAAATTCATCTAAAAATTTAGAGTTTAATTCATCTTGTTCTCGTGTCGTCCAGTGAACAATTTTTAATTCTTTTATTTTTTCGCTTTTATCTACACAAACTTCCCATTCAACAGATGATTTAACTGGGTCATCTGTATAAATATCTATATTAGAACAATGTTTTTCATTTTCAATATAAAATTCAAATTTTGCTCGAAATTTATATCCTTCAAAAGGTTTTTTAGAGTAAATATATATCCATTTCTTTGTACCATATTATTTATTAATATTTTATAAAATTATATTATGTGGATGAGGTTTACTATCTTTTAATGCTACAAACGTAGTCATAGCAGTTGTTATTTTTACCCAATCTTCTTTTTCATTTCCTTTCCAGATAAAAACATTTACACTTATCTTCATTGATGTTCTTCCTACTGAAACTACATCAGCTTCTAAGATAATTAAATCTCCTTGCTTTGCTGGTGCAAGAAAATCTACTCTGTCAAATGAGGCAGTTACGCAATTATCACATTCAGTACCAAATATCAATGCTTTTGTTACTTTTGCAGCTTCACAATCTATTTTGGATAATATAATTCCTCCAAATAAAGTATTTCCATAATTCAAATGAGTTGGAAATACATTGAATGAAGATGTTTTAAAATACTTAGTCATTTTTTCCTTTTAATGCTCTTATTATACTTACGATACCTCCAAAGATTACTCCTAATACTATAATAGTACAAATGCTACTGTTTACATCTTTGAAACACCATTTTATTAATTCTGCAAACTCTTTCATTTTATCAATTTATTTTTTTTTAATTTATTTTTTAAAATTTGAATATGAACATTAAGAGAACTTGTTTTAGATAAAAAATCTAATTCATTTTTTTCATTAATATTGTTTTTTATAAATTCTTTATAATATTCTAAATTTTCTATTAATTCAGAAATATCTTTTGTTAATTGTTCTATCATTATTCTACAATATTAATTTTATTATCTTTAATTTTGACAGAAGTTGAATATTCTTTCTTTCTTCTCCATTTAAAATATCCTAACCACCCAAAATATTTATTCATCCAATTTACAACTCTCATAAAAGATGCTGCTAAATCATAATCTTTCTGAGTTAATAAATTTTCACCACATTTTGGACAAGGCATATTAATATATTGCTTTGTTTCAACATTTGGGTCTTTTGTTTCATTTGGAATGTTATAATCACATTTAGGATTATCACACTCAATTAATGTTTCTTGTTCTATTTCAAATATTTTCATTTTCTCAATTTTTATTTGCATAATCATTATGCAGCATTTGCATTGCTTTAGGTTGCAAGTTTGTTTTTATAAAAGCTACAACATTATTTGCTAATAATACTTCATCTCCCATTGCTCTTGCACCTAGAATAGCATAAAGAATACATTGAACTGATTGTTCTCCTTCTACTCTTGCTAATTCAATTAACTCTTCAATTTTATTTGTTATTAACTCACTTTTCATTTATACATTTTTACTTCAACATTTTTTAAACTATCACAAGGAACACAGGCTTCAGTTCTTAAGGCATTAACTTCATAACTATAACAAAGACCTGTACTTTTTATTTTAAAATATTTCATTCTCTTTGTAGGAATATAATTTGAGTCTTTATCATTATTACAACTCAATAAGAGAATTGTAAACAAAAATATTATTTTTTTCATTTTAATCTTTTGATTTACCTTTTCTGAACCCTTTTGCTCTTCCATGTCTTGGAACGCCATCATTAGTTAATTCTAAATAAATTACTGTAATCCATTTACCTAAATAATCTTTTTGATTATTCCAAATTTCTAATTTTTTAGCATCAGTACCAAAATCATTCATTGGATTTGCTGAAAATCTTACACCATTTTCATCTTCACATTCAAAACTTCCTAATGTATCACCAGTAATAGATTTTTTAAAACCAACAATCTTATACTCGCCATCCATCAATGGTTTGTATTTAAAAATATATTTAGAGCGTTTAAACTCATAAGGAGTATCTAAAACTCTTATCATTAAACCTTCATAACCTTCATTTAAAAATTGAGTCATATAAGAATCAATTATTTTTTCATCCGCCACAACTTTAATTGTTTCTACTGGCAAAATTACTTTGTTATCAACATAATTTGCAGCAATTTTTTTTCTTGTTGATAATAAAACTGTTTCATCATCTATAACAACATCAAAAATATGAAACTGCATCTCATTTCTCAACTTCAATTTAATTGGGGTTAAATTTATTGTAGAACCGCATGCAGATGCTGTTGCTTGAAATCCACTTGTATTATCTTGATAAAAGAAATCAACAACATTATCTTTTTCATCACGCACAATTTGTAAATTGTGTCTATAAATTTCACCATCAAGAATATGTTCTGTTACACCATATTTTCTTTCCCAATAAGCAATATTTTTATCAAATGCTTTTCTTACTGCTGCTTCAATTTGTGGAAAATTTAAAGTAACATCACCACTTGAAGTATAAAATACTACTTCATTTTTATTTACTTTAATTCTTAACCTCCAACCATCATATTTTCTTTCTAAACCAATAGTTTTTCCTCTTAATGTTTCAGTTGTTTTTTTTGCCCCTGCTTTGCCATCTAAAGTATAACTACCTTTCTTAAGTGACCCATCACTTAAAAAACCTGTAGGATGATATGTTTCTGCTTTCATTGGGGCTTTAATTGTTGCAGTCTCTCCTTTTATTTTCAATACATTTCTATTATCAGAATAACCTTTTTTTATTTTTGTATTAATTTCAGTTTGTGCATCTAATAATGCTTGTCCTAAGGCTGTAGTTTCATTTATTTTACCAATATTTTTGCCTTCTGTTATTGGAGTTATTGTTTCAATCATTTTACCATTTTCAATACCTGCGTTAATTATAATATTTGCATTGTTTTGAATACCAATTACTTGTATGTTCCAAACTCTTACATTTCCTGTTGAATCTAATTGATAAAATGTTTTGTTTAAATGTATCATTTTTGTTTCTTTTTTCTTAATACAAATATAAAGGTATTTTAGTATATTATTGATTTAATTTGGTAATTTATACCATTCTTGTTTCAAATATTTTAATGTTTCTGGTATTAATTTATCATCATAAAAACAATTTACATTATTATTATTATTATTAAAGAAGATTAATTTCTAAATTCAATATAAGCCATATTTTTTAATATATTCTCATATCTGACCCTACAACTTCAACCTTTACTTTAGCTACACCAGCCTCAATAAAGTCTAATTTTTTTGCACCTATATAACTTAAATCTACAACACGTCCTTTAGCATCCATTCTTGGGTGCATTCTATCATTTACTCTCACAATAATACTCTTATTGTTTTTCACATTGGTAACACGTAGCCATGTATTTAATTTATATCTATTACTTGCACAAGTAAGTTTTGAGTGAGTAAACGTTTCTCCTGTAGAAGTTTTAGTTCCTTCAAGACTTTTACTATAAAAACTAGCGAAACCATATAGTGTTTTATTGTTATTACTTGAAATATTTAATTGCATTAAGAAAAATAAAATTAGAATTTTCATAAAAACTATTATTTTTTATTTATAAATAAAGTAAATATACTTTGTAAATTTCAATACAAAATTATTAAATTAAAAGTATATAAATGATTTGTAAGGTCTTATTTAACAAAAATAAATTAAAAATTTATTTGAATATTTAATTATAAATGGCATTGGAATCTTGATAAATCTTAATATATCAACCTCTTCATTTATGAATTTTTATATTTATGAAAGTTCAGAATTATACAATTGCATAAACTTTTCAACAAACTTATTTATTCACAAACAAATTAAAGAATGAGAAAAACTCGTACTGTAAAAAAATCTTCTCCTAAAAACGAAGCAAAAACAAGAGAAATTAAAACTAAAGTAAAAAGCAGTGTAAATATTAATTACAAAATTACTTTAAATGATGAACAAAAAGAGGCTAAGAGAGCTATTTTAGAAAATGGAGTAACTATTATTTTAGGCGCTGCTGGTTCAGGTAAATCACAAGTTGCTACTATTACAGCAATTGATATGTATTTTAAAGGTTTGATTGATAAAATATATATTACTAGGCCAATGGTTACTACCGAAGATTTAGGTTTTTACCAGGTGGAATTGATGAAAAATTATCTCCTATTTTAAGACCAATTTTAGATTGTTTTAACGCTGCTGCTGATAAATTAAAAATTGAAGAAGCTGTAGAAAAAAAGGATATAGAAATTTTTCCCATTGCTTTTATGAGAGGTATGACTATAAGAGATAGAGAAGTTATGATTGCTGATGAAATGCAAAATGCTACATTTGAACAAATAGAATTAACACTTTCAAGATTGGGTGCTGGTGGTAAATTAATCATTACTGGAGACCCTGCACAAAATGATTTAAAGAATAAATTAGATTCTGGATTAAAATTTGCTGCATCTCTTAATATAAAAAGATATAAAACTGTTTTCTTAGAACAAAATCATAGAGATGAAATGTTAAAAGAAATATTAGCTGCATTTGAAAAAGAAAGAGCCAAAAAAGAAGAACAAAAAATGCTTAGAACTGTTCAGCAAAAAATTTATCTAAAAGACTAAAATATTTTTCTAAATCTAAGTGGTTTTTGTGAAATTTATACCAATTTGGTTTTTTATTTACTCTTTCTTTTATTCTTTCCAAAATAATAGAATAATCTTTTTTAGAAGGAGTATAATCTTTAAACCAAATTGGTTCTAAATTTTCCCAAGAAGACTTATCAAAGGAGTTTTCATTCCTTATTCTTCTTCTATTGCACTCTTCTTTTAATGAATTAAATCTCTTTTCTAAATACAAACCTTTATCATAAAAAAATTTTACGTGATTTGTATTTAAACTAAATTCTTTTGGATATGAATTTATATTTAATAAACCTTTTTTTGATTTTTTTGTTCTATTCAAATACCCATTAATCCAAGTTATTTCAAATTTTTCTGCAACTAAATGCTGGTCTGTTAGTAACCTAGGAGGAATAATATTAATTCTAGTCATATTGTAATCTTTCAATTAAAACATCTACACTTTCTTCTATTCTTTTATGAAGTTCAGGGTTTTCTTTTTGTAATATTGAAAAAATATTTTCATTTTCTTTATGTTCTTTTGTACCTTCTTTTATATAAAGATTACAGTAAAAATTATACCATTTATAAGTTGAAATTGCAATAATATTTTCTTCTGTTGGATTATCTATTGCTGCTTGTAATTCTGCAGGAGATTTTATATTCATATTATCTGTTAATTTTTGATGTATATTTATGGATACAATCTGTTCCCATTTTTCTACCTTTTACAATTTTTTCAGAAATAATACTTAATGGTTCACCTGAATAATTATGTGAAAACATTTTTACAATTGTCTTAGCACTTTCTGAAGAAATAGAAAAAACTGTCCACTGATTATAACCTTGATAAGGAATTTCTTCTCTTATTAAATATTTTTTCATAAAACAAATATAAATGAATTAAAGTATATTACTCTAAATCTTTAATAGTTTTTGTTACACTTGTTTCATTTATTTGAATTACTTTTTTTACATCTTTATAAGAAGGTTTTATGGTAACTTTTCTTGCTAAAGATTCTATTTCTTTATTTACGTTTTCTGTAAGAATATTTTTTAATATTGAAAAGCTTTCTTGTTTTTCAAATTTTAATTTAGAAAATACATCATCATTATCTGCTAATTTATCAGCTAATTCTTGTTTTTTGTTTTGCTCTGGTTCTTCAAAAAAACCATTTTCTTTTAAATTAGTTAATCTCCAGCTCATTTTCTTTTCTACAAATTGCTGTTCAAAACACTCTTGTATTTGGGCATCTGTAAATTTCATAATATCTCTTAATACTTGCGTCAAAGACATTAAAGTTAATTCTCCATTACTTATATCAAGAATACTTTTTGCTAAATCTACTTGTTGTTGTAAAGTTTCATTTTGAAGTTTTTTTAATAATTTAGAATTAATATTCATTTCTAATTTGAAACTTTGCATGTCTTCTTGTGAAAAACCTTTAAGATATAAATGTGTTAAAGCTATTTGTAATAATCCTTCTATAAAATGAGATTGGTATCTTTTAACAGTTGAAGCAAATTTAACATCTTCATTTGAATTCTTAATAAAAATTTCTGATGCTAATGCAAAATTATGAAACTCTTCTACTTCTAAATCATAAACTGGTTCTTGGTCATACTGAACTATTTCTATTGAAGTAACAATATAATCTTTTTGATATATACCTTTTAATTTATCTCCTATATTTAATTCATCTGCTCTTTTATATTCTAACGTTTCTAACATAAAAGGATGATGGTCTGTAGTTTCTTCAAAAAATGAATTATTAACTCCAATTTTATATAATTCATTTCTTATATCTGTTTGTTTACACCATTTAACTTTACCTTGTACAATAAAACCATGTTTATTACAAGATAAAACATATACTTTTTCTCTTGGGTTCCAGTTTTCTGCTAATTCTTCAACAGTTTTAATTCCAAAATTTGTTGAAATTTTAGTATTCCCTTTTATACATAAAGCAGCTTTATTAGACAAATCTTCTTCTGCAGTTAAAAATGCTTTCGGAATCATAAGACCAATAAACAAATCATCTAAAATAACTTTATAATCTTCTAGTTGGTCCATATTAGTTGCACCTTCTAATACTTGAATACCTGAAACATCACCTTCTACTCTAGGCATAAAGAAATCTTCCGTAATTGATAATGGAGAAAATTTCCAATCTATTTCACCTGTCTGTGGGTTTTGAAGTGGTTTCTTTTTTAATTGTTTTCTAAATTCTTCAGCATATAATAATGCTGATTGAGGGTCCATTCCAGTAGTATCAATATTAAATAAAAATCTTTGTGGTGCCCTTGTTACTCTATATATAATCAAAGACTCTCTTAATAAAATTATTCTTCTCCAAGTATCTACAACACTTCTTAATATTGAAGTCCCATAAGGCATAGAATCTAAATCTTCAATATTTCTAAAATGCACAATTTCCCAAGGTTCAAATTTCAATCCTCCGCCTGTACCATTCCATATAAATTTATAATCATCTAAATTATCTGAATTATTTTGAATTTCTAATTTAACCGCTTCTGGTGGTAATGGAATTAAATCTAATACACCTTCTCCTTTTCTAGCATTTTGAAAACAATAAAGATTTCCAAACTTTAACATTTCTTTTGCTAAAAGATAACCTTGAGAATTTATTTTTAAATTTCTAAAAAAACATTCTTCTAATTCTTCTTTAACTTTTAAATTATCAGTTATAATTTTAATAATATTTCCATCATCATCTTTAGTACAATTATGAACTTCAATAAATAAAGAATCTGTTACTTTTATTGAAAAATGAGAATTTGGTGATACATTTACTAAATCATATACTTCTTCTTCTTCAGGTAGTTCTTTTATCTCCAATATTTTTGATTTTTGAAATATATTTTCCATACAATTACACGACGGGTCCTTCCATTTATAAAAAGAAAAAATTTCATCTCCTTCTTTTAACTCAGACAACATTTTAAATGTTTTATCTGGCATCATAATTTTATGATTACCAGTACACTTAAATTTTGGTATTTCAATAGTATCCCATTCTAAATTATCCTCATCTATATTTCTTTCTATAGTTACTTCAAATACTTTTTTCTTACCATTATATTTTATATACGAAGCTATAGCCCAATCTGTTCTTCTATCATAAACTGATTGAACATAAAACATATCTTTATTTTTTCCTCTCTCTATTAATTCAAGAATTGTTAAATCTCCCATTGGAGTTCTTATAACTGTATCCCCTGTTAAGCAAACTTCTTCTTGATAAATTTTTAATGCTGCATTTATTAATGGATAAGTTTCATCCATTTTTCTATACTCAGCAAATTGTTCTAAATGTTTTGTAGACCAATTTTTAGTTTGTAAATATTGTCTAAAAACAGATAATTCTGTTCTTTTCTTTTGTTCTTCAGCAGTTTTTATACTATCAACTTGAGTAATCGAACCATCACCCATACGAATTACATCTTGTTTTTTTAATCTTTTAAAAAATTTATCTGCTTGTTTAAAAAATCCATCTTTTTTTTCTGGCATTATTATTTTTATTTACATTAAAGTAAGACAAAATTAAATAAAAATAAAAATAAAGTAAAATCCTAACTAACTTCCTTCTTCACCTTCAGAAGAATTAGAATTATTATTTCTAACTGTTGTTGTAGATTCTACAAGATTAGTTGTAGATTGCAAATTAGAATCTACTAATGAAGAAATATCATTTATAGATTTTAATTTTTTTACTAATTCATTATATTCATTTTGCATTCTATTATCTTTTGATGAACCATAATAAAAAGTTATAATAGTTCCTACTAATGTACCTAATAAAAAACCTAAACATACATCAGCATATCGTTCATTACCTATTGGTATTTTTAAAAATGTAATGCAAAATACATAAGTTAAACTTATACCAACTAAAGATGCAGCAAAATATAATAAAAATCTATTTGTAAATTTTACTTCTTGTGAATAATTTACTTCTTTATTTTTCATTTAATTCATTTATTTTTAAATAAGCACTAAACACATTCTTTCAATAAGTATTCTTTTATTTTATTTGGATTTGAATTAAATTCTTCTTCCCACACTTCTAATAATTTATATCCATTAGATTGTGCCAATTTTCTTTTAAATTCATCATTTTTTTTATTTTTTTTTTGCATAGAATTTAACTCGTGTTCTTCATAAATTTTTGGGTCTCCGTGATAATAAGAGCCTTGAAATTCAATTAATATTTTCTTATCTTTTATTTTAAAATCATAAAATTTATAAGAAATTCTAAATTGTATTTCAATATTAAATCCAAGGTTTTCTAAAAATATCCCAAATATCTTTTCAATTTTAGAAGAATTAATTTGAACAGGAGGCACCCATATTTTTTTCTTTTTTACTCTTCTTATTTTAGATATTTTTTTTATCTTTTTCATTTTTTCTCAATTTCGTGTGAGAGACATTTTTAATTTTGTTCTTCGGAAAATTTCGTTCTTTTAGTACCACTATTAATATTATGATTTTTACTCATTTTTTTATTTCATTTAAAATATTTATAATCAATTTGAAATTGCCCATTATTGGTAAAAAAATGGCTCAGATATCTGAGCCATAAATAATTGATTATTAATAAATTTTAATAAACTAAAACTGGAATATCATAAGCAATGGTTATAGAAACTTTTACAATATCTGCTGTATCCATATCTAAACTACCACCATCTAGTTTTGCAATAAAACATCCTTGTAAAATCCATTTTTGTACTGGATTACCACAATCATCTTCCATAAGAAGAATTAAATTCTTTTTATATTGTGCAGCATATCCCCCACAACCTGAGACAAAATCATAATGTTCTCTTTGCCATTGCCATAATTTTTGCATTACTGCTGGCCCAACTACATCTCTAAATTCAATCTCCATATTTTCTACTTTAGTTTTTCCTTTGAATTTAAAAGTACCGCCTTTATACATTACTTCTTTTACATCATTAGTTACGTGAGGTCTTGAAGCTTTTACTTGAAATCTTTCTGAAATTCCCATTTCTGCTGGGAATATAAGTGACCAGGCATCTGTTTTTAATGGTGGGAAATCATTAGGAATACCTGAAAATAATGAAGTTGTTGGCATTTATTACTCTATTTTATTTATATTTTTTAAATATTGTTTCTTTATATCTTTTATATATAATAATTTCTTCTTTTTTTATTTATATCACTTCATTATTGTAATAATTAAAAAAAAAAATTCTAAATATTATTGTTAAATTTTTTATTTCTGGTAATTATCAGGATTATATTGATTGGATAAAAACTACCTCACTAGAACTTACTAATCTTAATGAACGTAATCCTAATAATGCTAATAGTATTTTTGATAAAGATGCTCTTATAAATTTTTCTGCTACTAAATTACTTTCTTATATTTCTAGAAGTGAAGCTATAGTTAAACAAGAAAAACAAGAAGAAATTATAAAAAAAAATATAGAAAAACATGGTGGAATAACTATGAATACAACATCTACTACGGAATCTAATAAAGATTTATTAAATGATGAATTAAATAATAAGATAAAAAATCAAGAAACAGAAAATAAAGCATTAGTTTTGGGTTTAACAAGTTCTCAAGAAAACTTAAATAATGAAAGAAAGCAATTAGAAAAAAACACTTTACAAAATAAAAATATTATAATAGCATCTAAAGCTGATTCTGAAAAAAAGATTTTAGATGAACTAAATAAAAGAATTGAAGGATTGAATATAG